CAGCCTATGACCCTGAAGTATTTTCAAGGGATGAAGCTCGAAGGACTCTTCAGTAAAGGAGTAAGAGAGTCTGATCGCTGTGGTCTTCATATCCATGTAGGACGATTGGCCTTCTCGTCTGATATCCATTTGTATAAAGTTATCAACTTCTTGCATGATAATCTTTCTTTCTCTACTAATGTTGCTGGTCGATCCCTAAATGGCTACTGCTCCTCTCTTAAAGATACTCCCTCTACCTTCATTAAGAAAGGAAAAGAGGGTAGAACTGAGAGATATATGATGGTTAACTTAACTAACAAAACTACTGTGGAATTCCGAATGTTTGCTGGATGTACTACAGAGAAGGAGCTGCGAGGACGAGTAGAGTTTCTCCATGCGCTAATTGTTTTCTGCTCAACTAATAGTATTAAGGATGCAAAAGTGGTACAGAAGTTCGTAGATTTCCTCAGTAAAAATAAGAAGAATTATTCCTTTGCCCTTTCTCTTTGCCTGGAGGTAATGTAATATGTGTATAGCAATCTATAAGCCAGTCGGTAAATCAATCTCTAAAGAAACCTTAGCAGCTTGCTTTCAGAACAACAGCGATGGGGCTGGCTTCGCTTACATCAACACTGATCACTTTGGTAAAAGAAAAATTAAGATCAAGAAGTCTATGGTCTTTGAAGACTTCTACAAGAAATACAAGAGAGCTTTAGGTATAGCTACCGAGTCTCCATTCTTGATCCACTTCCGTATCGGAACTCATGGGATAAAGAGTACACACAATGTTCACCCATTTATGGTTGACAAGAGCCTTTGCTTCATGCACAATGGTATCATTAATCACGTGAGTCGTCATGCTAAGGATTCTGATACCCAGATGTTTAATCAAGAAGTGTTGCAACTCCTTCCTAAAGGATGGGAGTACAATAAGGGTATCGAAGTACTGTTGAAGCAATACTTAGGTGCTAGTAAGATCATCACTCTCAACCTTGAAGGAGATACTACCATCTATGGGGAGAGTATGGGCCATTGGGTGGATGGTGTATGGTACAGCAACAAGACCTATGAGATTCGAGTTCCTGTAGTATATAGCCGTGCTGCAGTAACTACTCTCCCCCGGTACAATGCTTGGACTACAGACTCTTGCGAGTACTGTAATAATACAGGTACTGTAAGGACTATGTTCCCCTATAGGACTGGGGGCCAAGTCATTCTTCTTTGTAAGGCTTGTAAGAAGGATCTGACCGTCACCTCCCAGATCTCTGAGAAGGAGTCTATGCCGCTTGGAGAATACTTAGCATACATGAATTCTTTTGGGAGTATTACTGACTATCCCTCTGAGAGTCGATGGAGCTATATGTGAACCTATGGCTGAGGGTTCACAAGAGTCGGCTAGTTCAAAATAGAGATATGAATAATAGGATGAGGACTTTATATACAGAGAGCCAACCAGGAAAGCTATCTTCCTTTTATGAAACTCATACTTGCACTCCTACAGAAAACTGCATTAAGCTGAGAAGGAGGATTCTATGAGGGTCTACTTATTCAAAGCTAAGTATAGTGATGTATACCACAGGTCTATCATGTTCACTATAGATGGCAGAGAGTTTCATTATATAGCTCTTGACTTCGCTGTGGGTGCTAGAGATAAGAGTCTTATAACTGATGGTATGATTTTAGGATTCATTCAACTAACTAGGAGGACTTAGGCTATGAACTTATATCTCCTAAGAACTTATCGTCATACAGATTTTAGTAGAACTATAAGCTGGGTCATCATAAAGAATCATATATCCTATGGAGATATCAGACTAGATCCTGTAGAAGTAAAGAGCTATTGGGATAGTAGTTTTATGAAGAATAAAAGGGTAGTAGAATTAAAGAGGAGAAGTCCATGAGACTATACATCTTTAATAGGCCGTTCTTTGCTGAAGATTATCATAGAGCACTCTTCTGGAGTTATATAAGTAATACTCTTTTCTACCTTTATCCTCAACCTTTCCCTATTAGGAGGGAAAGTATTTCTATAAGTGAAGAAGGTCTAGATGGGTGTATTCATTTGAAGAGGAGACTATGAGCACCAATCGGGTTTGTCCTAAGTGCAGGGAACTAGGACGAGATAGTAAAGGAGATCATCTATGGCTGATGGAAGATGGTAAGACTTGGTGTTGCCTCAAGGAAATCCATGATCCATACTATGAATCTGAGGAACCTAAAGGAACTATGAGTACTATTGACGAGATAAAGACTTTTCCGTTCTTTGGGAATCAAGACCGAAAGATTAGTCAAAGAACTCACGAAAGATTTAAGGTAAGGACAGAACTATCTGAAGAGGACTTGACCCCTGTAGCCATCTACTATCCTGAAACCTATCAAGGAACTTTCATAGGATACAAGAAACGTAAGCTACCAAAACAATTCACGAGTATAGGGAATGGTAAAGGAGCTGGTAAGGTTCCTGATTTCTCAGGTCAATTCTGTTGTCCCTCTAGTGGCAGACGTATCCTCATAGCTGGAGGGGAAGAGGATATGTTAGCAGCATATGAGATATTAAGCAGCAAATATCCAGAGACTTCTCCAGCTATAGTCTCTTTACCTAGAGGGGAAGAAAGCTCAGTAGCTACAGTAGCCGAGAACCTAGAGTTCCTAAAGGGATTCGAGGAAGTGATAATCGGGACTGATATGGACGAGGCTGGAAGGAAAGCAGTAGCTAAGATTGCTCCAGTCATAGGTGAAAGGGCTAGAGTCCTAGTGATTTCAGAGAAAGATATTTCAGATATGCTAGTGAAAGGAAAGCAAAAGGAATTCATTAATGCTTTCTTTAATGCTAGAGAATATAGACCTAGTAATATCGTATCAGTGTCAGACATCTTAGAGAAGGCAGTACAACCAAGGAAATGGGGACTCTCCTACCCCTTCCCCCAACTGACCAAGATGACCTATGGCCTGAAGGAAGGTGGAGAGATCATTAGTATTGGTGGTGGGCCAGGCTGTGGTAAGTCTACTCTAGTCAGACAGATACAATCTCACTTGATGTTTGAGCACAATGAGAAGATAGCTATCTTTGATATTGAAGAGAAAGCTGAAGGTGCTTTGAACCACCTGATTGGTGGTATTATGGGTAAGCCAATCCACAAGCCTGACTGTGATTATGATATCGAAGAGGCTAAGAGGATTGGTCGGATGCTTGAGGGGAAGGCAGAGTTCTATGATGGACTGACAGACGACTGGGCTGAGGTAGTTGATAACATTAGGTACTTCTCTAGTAAAGGAGTACGTATATTCTTCATTGATCCTTTGTCAGCTTTAGTTGAGCAAGACATTTAGGACAGATCTTCTGATCCCCTACGACAGTTAGGCCAGAGGCACTGCTTCCACAGGAGCTGCAGATCTCCATAGTGCTAAGGCATCCTTTACAATAGTGATCTCCATTTCCAGTGTGAGTTACCTCCGTGTACAGGAATGGGTGCTGGCAGCCACTACAGACTTTGATCTTACCAATACATTGCTCACAGTAAGGACCAATGTCAATGGTGGGATAGGCTTCTTGATACCAGATAGCTGCGAAGTTAGGGTCAGTGATAGTGCAGTTGCAGACTTTACAATTCATTTTTTAGCTCCTTTAGTTTGCTACTTTTTGGGTTAGTTTGATAAGTTTGGACTTGTTTTCTATTAGGGGGAAGTGCCCTAAAGCTCTCCCCCCTATAAAGGCATAAAGCTTTTCCCCTATAGAATACATAAGAGATCTATTGCAAGCTGTTGAACAGCTCTCAAAGTAAAAGATCCATAGTTCCATTATCCCTCTCGCTTCTTTAGCAGAACAACATCCTCTTCCATGTATCCATAATCTCCATCATAGAATAAGTACTCTTCTCCTTAATCTGATGAAGTCTTCTTTCTCGTAGCCAAATCCCTCGAAGTGGATAAAAGGATTCTCTTCTCTTTCGGTATTATCAAGGCCTGGAGGACTGATATGCTTCGTAAGCCTAAGTTGAGGAACCAAAAAGAATCTTGAATAGATAAACTTTTAGCCCGATAGGAGCTTAAAACAAATGAATAAAGAAGAATTGGTCAAATTAGCCCTAAAGACCTATAAGGAATCTTTAGATCTGGGATATCTTCACGCAACATGTTTTCTATACGCGGTAGAAGCTGTCCTAGATCAAAAAGAAAAAGAAGAGTTACCAAAGAATAGAAGGCTTAATCTTGGAGATAAAGTTTCCTTTTTTGGTTCTTCTGATTCTACAGGAATCTATTTGTGTCAAAATCCTGAGACCCCTAATTTTTCTTATATTAAAACCCCTAATGGGGTTAAGGAGTGGTTTACTATTGATATCAGAAAAGTTGAACCAAAACCTACGAAGGTAAAACCCCTAAAGGACCTTATAGCAACTCTCTTTGATATGGGATTTGTAGCTGACAGTGAAGGAACCTTTAGAAACCCTAAGGCTACAGAAGTCTATGGTTTCTGGATGCTATGGTTCTTTGCAGGTAAAGAATTACCTAAGGACGAAAGACTTCCTGAATGGTTCCTAGAGAAATGATAGCAGCCATAGCAGCTGGAATCGGTATAGGTACTATCAGCACTTTAATTGTAATAGGTGCTAGCAGGATCTATTATTACCTAGAGCCTAAAAGTAAAATAGGCTAGAGAGCAACAGGGACAAATAAAGGTCATAGACCCTTTTAGCGCTATAGGTGCTTTAAGGGTCTATGAGTCTATTAGTACCATAGTACTCTAATAGGTATATGTATATGGATTACTATTGGTAGTAGTAATCCAAGGTATACAGGGTGCTATTAGGCTATAGCACCTACGAGTTATAATAGAATTCATAGGACCTAAAGGACTTTTAGGTTCTATTAGTGTCGATAGGTCTACAGGATCAATAGACACTAATAGGGTTTATAGGTACTGACAGCACCTCACAGGACCTATAGGGCT